CGCCACCTCGAAGAGCAGATGGATGCGGTTGGCATGGGGCCGTTGACCGTGCAGTCCTGGGGCAACGAGACGGCGATGGGCAAGGCGATCGACGAAGGCAAGGGCCAGTGCGACCTGCAATCGTGGGTGCGGGATGAAGAGGCTGTCCTCGAGAAGGCATTTGGGCTGGCGGCGGAATGGACCGGCGAAACATTGGCGGAAGACTTCAAGGTGGACATCTATGACGACTTCGGATTGCTGCCGCGATCGGCGCAGGACCTGGACAATCTCCAGAAGCTCCGAGACCGGGGCGATCTGTCCAGACGAACGATTCTGGAGGGTGTCAAGCTGCGTGGCCTTCTGCCGGAAAACCACGACATCGACGAGGAATTGGCTCGGATCGAGGAAGAGGGGCCGGACCTGGGCATGATCGGGAGGGAAGAGCCGGAACCGGAGCCGGAAGAAGAGAAGGAGTAATCGGCGACACACGGCGGGAGGCTGAGCATTGGACTACGAAGACGGCGGGTTGCTCGAAGCGTTGGGGATGAAGTTTGGGTGGTGTTGTTGCTGGTACTACGGCACGTGGTTCTATCGGCCGCTGTACTGGCCGGTGGTGGTGATAAGGAAGGTTTCACTGCCTGTGGTGATTCTGAGGCGACTCGGCTTCTGGTCGGGCGTGCGGTCGTGGTCGCGCGGCCGGCATTGGGATCGAAGGTCCAGGTATGGAGAGCGGTAATGGGCGAAGCACGGAGCGAAGACGAAATCAAGGCGGCAAAAGCCTGGGTGCGGAAGCACAACCGCACGATGGCTGAACTGGGGTTTACGGCGGCGCGGAACGGACACGTCGCCATGGCGCACAATCTGGCGGGAACGATCCTGTTGAGTCGGCTGGACGTGGACCTGATGCGTGCAAGGGCTGCCTATGGGTCGGACGTGGCGTGAAAAGAACTGTTCGCAGTGCTGGCTGCACGAGGACTGGACGGGTCTGTGCCGCGCCGCACAGGGGCCAAAGTCGGGTCAGATTACGAAGGACACGGACACCTGTTGGCACCAGATCGACCGGGTGCCGGGCGGCAAGAGCTACGAGGAAGTCGTCGGGTTGCCGGATCGGGGACACAGGGTGACACGAGAACAGGCAGGGCACATGGACAAGCCGTTGACATGGCATGAGGCGTGGCGGGTGGTGATTCGCGAGATCGCCCGCGAGTTCGTGGCGCAACTGATCGAGCAGAAGGCCCTGGCCGAGGCCGACGCGGTCAAGCAAATCGCCGCTCTACAGAGGGAACTTGGCGAGGCGAGGGGCCGTCTCGAAGAAGTGGAGGCCCGCCTGGAGGGCAAGGCTCCGAAGATCGACCTGTCGCAGATTCCTACGGCGGGGACGTGCTGGACGTGCCAGTGGTTCAGCGGCCGGATTTGCCATCGGGTCGGTTCGCCGCACCACGGTAAGCGTGTCAGTCCTCTGGATAAGTGCGAGCAGTACACGTTCACGCCCAAGAAGAGGCGGCTGGCGAGCCTGGAAAAGGGGACTTCCCAGAAGCGACCGAGGGCGGTGTGCGACACCTGTGGAGGGGTGTTCGCCGTCAGCGGCAAGGGGCTGCATCCGCACGACGTCAACGGCGTGGCATTTGTGGCGGGCCGAGGGGATAGAAGCCGGCCGTGTCCGGGCAAGCCGAAGGGGGGCAAGGATGCCGGTTGATGTGTCGCAACTGAAGACGGTCAATGAGGAGATCCGCGACCGGATCATCCGACATGCCGTGCTGCTGGAACAGTACAAGAGCGGCGAGGTGCGAAAGATCGTCTCGTTTTTCAACCGGAGTCTCGAGCCGGACCTGCTGGAAAAACTCACCAAGTACGCCGGCAAGACGCTGACGGAGAACCGGCTGCGGATCATGCGGGAGAGCATGAAGGAGGTGCTGGCGGCGGCGTACTTGCGCATGAGGAAGGAACTGGAGCCGGACCTGATCGACTTGGGCAAGAGCCAGGGCAAGTGGGATGCGGCGGTGATCGAGAAGTCGCTGCCGGTGAAGATTGCCCTGACGACGTTGTCGGTGCCGACGATCAAGGAGATGGTCGTCAACCGGCCGATTGACGGCCGGCTGGTCCGGGAGTGGTTCGAAGAGCTTGGGCAGGCCCAGGCGATCAAGGTCAACCGGCAGATCATGATCGGCGTGGCGGAGGGCGAGGGGATTGACGAGATCGTGCGCCGGATTCGGGGGACGGCGAAGAATCGCTACCGCGACGGGATTCTGGCTCGGTCCAGACGAGAAATTGAATCGGTGGTGCGGACCTCCGTTTCCGGCGTGGTGAGCAATGTGCGGCAGGCGACCTATCGGGCCAATGTCGACGTGATTGCGGCGGTGCAGTGGGTAGCGACGCTGGACAGTCACACGTGCGAGGTGTGTGCGGCCTACGATGGCCAGGTGTATGGCCTGATGGATGGGCCGAGACCTCCCCAGCACGTCGGATGCCGCTGTACGACGGTGCCGGTGTGCAAGTCGTGGAAGGAGTTGGGGTTTGACTTCAAGGAGATGCCGGCGAGCGAGCGGGCGGCGATGAATGGGAGGGTGGCCGACAAGGTGGCGTATGGCCAGTGGCTCAAGGGCCAGAGCCGGCAGACGCAGGAGTTGGTGTTGGGTAAGGGCAAGGCGCAGTTGTTCCGCTCGGGCAAGGTGGCCATTCGGGATTTCGTGGACGACCGGGGGCGGGTACTGACGCTCAAGGAACTGGAGGCGCTCGATTGACAGGTATCCTTATCGCTGTAGGTGCGGCGGGCATGGGTTTGTGGACGTGGGAGAGGGCAGCGAGAACCGCTATCCGTGCCGGAAGTGCTACCTTCGGTCCAGGGGCAAGCTCGTTCAGTTGGAATACGAGGGGCGGCAACCGGTCGGCGACGAAAAAAAATGATTTTGTGCTTGCCTCTACGTAGAGGCATGTAGTAGTTTGCCGTCGAATGGATTTGTAAGGGAATAGCATGAAGCTGAAGGCAGCGTTGACGAGTGCAGAGTTCGAGGCTCTCAATGGGCCGGAGAAGGAGTTCTACGCGGAGACCGATAGCGGCCTCTGTGTGCTGGACGTCGAGAGCGTGTCGATAGATGGCAAGGTGTTTGCCCTTGAGGATACGGCGGGGATGCGAAAGGTGATGGCCGACCTCAAGGCCAAGAACCAGAAGAAGGGCGAGCAGCTTGCGATGTTCGAGGGAATTGACCCGGAAGAGGCCAAGGCTGCGATCGCCAAAGTGAAGGATCTTGGAGACCCCGAGAACCTCGACGACAAGGTCAAGCAACAGGTCAAGGCGATCGAAGAGCAGTACGACACGAAGTACCGCAAGCAAGTCGAGACGTTGAAGGCGGAGAACGCCAGGATTGCCGCGGAGCGAGACAAGGCGGTCGAGGCTCACGGGCAGAGTCATCTGGTGTCGGAGGCGCGGAAGGCGTTTGCGGCGCACAAGGTGCTGGCGGACTGGCAGGATGTCATGCTCGACAAGGTGCGGGCGTGTACCAGGGTCAAGCCGGACGGCCATGGTGGATTCCGGATCGAGGTAGTAGACGCGGACGGTACGCCGCGCATTACGAACGCACAAAACTCCACCGACCTGATGGGTGTGGCGGAGTTGGTCAATGAATTCAAGGCGTCCCAGGCTCTTGCCGTCTGTTTTGAGGGCAGCAATGCCTCCGGGAGTGGGGCAGCTGGCCAGGGGGGACGGCCGGCGATGGGAGGTCGCCACGTCCTCAGCCAAGCGGATGCTGCGGATGCGGTAAAGTACCGCGCAGCAAAAGAGCGAGCACAGAAGGCCGGGGCAGAACTGGTCATCCAGTAGTGGGCGTCGAAGCATATTGATGAGGGACCGAGGGCTTTGGTCCCGGTAGTTGGGCAAAGCGGGCCGCTTTTGCACCAAAAGCGTGTCTGCCGGGCCGGTAGACAGTCACAAACAGTCAACCAAACAGCTACGGGGAACAAAGATGGGAAATTCTCTCGGTTACTACCAGCCGTATTTCTACGCCAACGAGGCGCTGATCCAACTGGAGAAGGCTCTTGGCATGGGGGTGCGGGTGCATCGTGGGTTCGACGAAGAGCGTCGGGCCTTCAACAAGGGCGACACCATCAACATCCGCCGGCCGAGCACGTTCGCGGCGGACGATGCTCCCTCGGCGGCACAGGACCTCAAGACCGGCAGCGTCCAGATCCAACTGGCCTACTGGCGCGAGGTCAAATTCAAGCTCACCGACAAGGAGCTGGCGCTGTCGGAAGAGACGCTGATCGACGAGCACATTGCTCCGGCAGCGTATGCTCTGGCGTATGACGTCGACACCAAGCTGGCGGCGCTCTACAAGGACATCCCGTGGTACGTCGATCTGAACTCGACCATCGCGATCAACGACATCACGAATGTCTACCAGGTGCTGTTCGACAACGGCGTGCCGATGGGCAACCCGAACAACCTGCACTACATGATGGGCGGGGCGCTCCAGAATGGCTTCCAGCAGTTGACGGCCTTCAATCAATACCAGGGAGCCGGCCCGACGGGCGTGAACACGCAGTTGAGTGGCTCGCTGGGCATCAAGTTCGGGATGGAGTGCTTCGGCAACCAGAATGTCCAGAGCCATACGGCCGGGACGTGCGCCGACGCCACGGGCGCTATCAACAATTCACCCGGCGGCTACGCTGCCGGTGCGACCGAGATCGCAATCAATGGGGTCACGGACGGCGGCACCTGGAAGGCGGGCGACACGTTCGTCATCGCCGGCAACAGCCAGCGGTACGCCGTGACCGCCGATGTCACCTTCACCGGCGGGGCTGGCACGGTCAAGTTTACGCCGGCCTTGGTGGCGGCGGCCGCTCATGGGGCGGTCGTGACCGGCCGTGTGGACACCCACGTGGCGAACATGGCGTTCCACCGCAATGCGTTCGCTCTGGCGACGGCTCCGTTGAGTACGATGGGCAACGAGCTGGGGGCCAAGATCGCGACGGTCTACAACGAGAAGAACGGCCTGAGCCTGCGGAGTCGCATCTACTACGTGGGCAACAGTTCCGAGGTCCATGTGGCGCTGGACATTCTGTACGGCGTCAAAACGCTGGACCCGAACCTGGCGTGTCGTGCGTGCGGATAACCCGCCGTTCGAGTGAATTCACTGGCTATGGGGGCGCTGTGTCCCCATAGCCTTCATCGTTCTTCTGCAAGTCGAGACAAGGAGTTCTCAAATGGCAAGCATTCCCACGATTACCGTGTACGGCAAGAAGGGCACCCTGATTATCAACGCCTGCGATCTGGAGGCGTGGAAGGCCAAGGGATACCGGACCACGCGCGAGCCCGAGCCCGAGCCCAAGAAGGTCGAGGCCCCCAAGGGCAAGTAGGGTCCATTGCTTCTGTCAGTCTATCCGCTTCGGTTATGCAAGGAGTTTGTGCCCATGAAACGTCTGGCTTTGGTTCTTGTGTTCATCCTGGCCGCCGCGGCGCTGGCGGCGACCGTTTCGTTCCCCTCTCGTCCTTCCGGTGGGGGTCCGATCACCCGAACGGCGGTGTGGTCGTTTGATGAGACGGACATCGGCGACATGAACGTGCCGTCCGATCCGATCTATGGACACGTCCAGCGGATCGTGATTGAAGCCGAGGGGACGGAGGCGTCGTGGGACTTGGCGTTGACGGACCCGCACGGCGTCTCGCTGTTCTCGTTGACCGGCATTGCCACACCCTCCGACCCGAACAGCTACGCGATCAACTACAAGGCCGTGGACGGCAATGACTATCTGGGGGTGCCGGTGCATGGGCCGTTGACCGTAGAGCTTGCCAACGTGGCCAGCCATGGTGAGCTTCAAACCTTGACCATGTCGGCGGCGGCGACAAGCGGGACGTTCACGCTGAGTCTTGGTGACGAGACGACCACGGACCTGGCGTATGACGCTGCGACGGCGACGATCGAAGCGGCACTGGAGGCGCTGGAGGGAATCGGGACGGACGGCGTGACTGTCGGCGGCGGGACATTGGCGTCCGGGTCGGCGACGACGTTCGCGTTCCGGGACACATTGCGAGATGTGGCCATGCTGGTGCCGGACTTCTCCATCTTGGGTCGCACGGCGGAAGTGCAGACGCTTACCCTGGGCGCGGCGGCGACGGCGGGAACATACACGCTCACGTACGGCGGCGAGACCACGGAGGCCATCGCGTACAACGCCAATGCGGCCACGATCAAGGCGGCGTTGGAGGCTCTTGCGACCGTGGAGGAAAACGACATTGCCGTGGGCGGGACGGTCCCGAGTGGCGGAGGGCCGACCACGTTCACCTTCCTGGCCGGACTTGGGGACGTGGCGATGCTCGCGATTGACACCACGGAGTTGACCGGCCCGGAGACTGCCGAGTTTGCCGAGACGGTCAAGGGCGTCCTGGCGACCGGCACATTCGCGGAGACGACCGACTACGGCTCCGAACTGACGGACATCACGGTGACGGTCTACTACCTGGGCAACGGAAACTGAGAAAGGCTTGCTATGGCAACACTGCAAGAAATCTATGCAATTATCCAGCCTCAAAACCCGGTGATGGGCCGGGTCATGGCGGCGCTGGTCAAGGCGTCCTGGGCGGTGCTGGTCGAGGACGCGGGGACGGAGAACCATGCCAACCGTCTGGCCCTGGCACAGAAGGTCATTGCGGACCCAAAGCCGTTTGAGGCAAAAGTCTGGCGATTGTTCCTGTCCAACGCGACGGTCCAGGCGGTCATCGACAACCTCTCTGGGCTGAGTGACAACGACATCCTCTACGTGGGCCAGACCGAGCAGTACAACGCATTGGCTAACATGGAGACGGCATAATGGCCATCGCGAACAACGAGCAGCAGGTTCAGTGGTCGTCTGCCGACAGTGTGTCGGTGAGTGCCGGCGGCAATCAAACCTCGGATGCGATCACGCTCTCGACGGCGTGCTACGATGCCATGATTACCATGAAGGCGG